GAATGATCCGCAATTTGGTATGTCCCAAATTGCGGATTCCCTTTCTGTGATAAATAGTAGTATAACAAATTAGGGAGTTATACAATGGCAGAAGACACAGTTAAAAAAGAATTTCATCCTGCTGATACAAACGGTGATGGAAAAGTAAGTAAAGCAGAAGAGCAAATGTATTTAGAGTTCAAGAGAAAAGAACTTGAAGATATGGATGCTATGCGTGATGCTCAAAGAAGTATGGCATGGTTTGCACTAAGTGGTATGTTATTATATCCATTTGCAGTAGTGTTAGCAGTATTGGCTGGATTAAACCAAGCAAGTGAAATACTAGGCGATATGGCGGCTACATACTTTGTAGCAGTTGCTGGTATTGTTGCCGCATTCTTTGGTGCTCAGGCATTTAGTAAGGGTAAATAATTAAAATGTTTATAAAACACTTTGTAAGAATGTTGACACGAGAAGAACTTCCTGATGAGGATGTTATTGTGTATTTCGATATTGTGCAAAGTGTTGTGCCTACAAAATTACTTACGGCATATGATGAAGAAAAAGCAAAAGTAGGCATAGAAGTTATGGCATACACTAGCAGTGATGACGACGGTGATATGTGGATATATGAAATTGTTTTAGAAGAAGCAATAGGCTCTGAAGAAGGCGATGAAATATCAGAAGAACTTTTTAAAGAATTTGACGACATACAGTTTACATTTGAAGCAAGTATAGAAGTATAAAATGGCAAATCCATATCCCAGAGACCAAGATTTACGCAATTTGCATAATGCAATGGACTTTAATAGTCAAGGATTGCCTGTTGTCAGAACACTAACAACTGCTGGAAATTCAACAACAGATGTAGGTATAGATGGGTTTGGTAGACAACGTGTAGCAGAACCATTTACACTGTTTGACGCACAACTAAAATATACCAAACGTGAAGATTTATTTGATGAAAGTTTAACTGGTAATGCCAGTACAACCTATCAAATAAATGAAAGCACTTTGGATATGGAAGTAACGACCACTGCCGGTGACCATGCTATTAGAGAAAGTAAAAATGTATTTCCATACCAACCAGGCAAAAGTTTACAAATTTTAGCAACATTTGTAATGGACGCAGGACAATCAGGTTTAGTACAATGCGTGGGTTATTACAATGCTCAAAATGGCATCTTCTTTATGAACAAAGATGGTGTTAATTATATTGTTCGTAGAAGTTATACAAGTGGCTCAGCAGTTGATGAAGAAATTGCTCAAAGCAGTTGGAACAGTGACAAACTGGATGGTACTACAGCAAGTGGTATTGACATTGACATAACCAAAGCACAAATACTGTTTATGGATTTGGAATGGTTAGGTGTAGGACAAGTTAGAGTGGGTTTTGTTGTTAATGGTAATTTCTACACTGCTCATACTTTTCAACATGCTAACATTTTAGACAAAGTGTATATGACCACTGCGGTGTTGCCTGTGAGATATGAAATATTAAACACAGCAGAAACCGTAGCCAGTAGCACCATGAAACAAATTTGTAGCACAGTGATATCTGAAGGTGGCTATAAACAAAATACTCCAATAAATTTTGTAAGTAATGGTGTTGATGGACAAAACCTTACATCAAAAGGTGTAGAATATCCGCTTATCAGTATTAGAATTAACAGCAGTAGATTAGACAGTGTTGTGGTTGTTAGAAAATTAGAAATGTTAATTCTATCTAACCAAAACGTTCTTTTTAAATTGTTACTAAATCCCACGATTACACTAAATGGTACCAGTTGGGTAACACACAGCAATGGCATTGTGGATTATGTGCTACATGATATCAACAGTGGTGGCGGTAATGTTCCTGACACGTTTAGTGGCGGTACAGAGATTACTGGCGGTTGGTTAAGCACAGACAGTGGAACAGCAAGTTTAGACGGCAGTCTAGTCATACAACTAGGAAGATTTTTAGATGGTACCAGTGATATAATCACAGTGGTAGCCAGTCCTGCTAGTAATGGTGTTAATGTTTCAGCACTTTTAGGCTGGGGCGAACTTGTATGATCGTAGAAGTTCACTATACTGGAGATCAGTATGTGGCATATGATGATAAAGGTAATAGAATAACAAACAGAGAAATTTTAGAAGCAATATCATTTGAGAACTTCCCTGGATTTAAATCTGTATTTACTTTAGAAATAGATCTTGACAATACCAAGAATCCTGTTATACTACAGCAACTAGATGTAAATATAAATATAGATTCGAGGTAGTAAGAATGGCATTTAACAAAGTTTTCAATCAAGAAGAAATAGCAAGACTAAAAAAATTAATTACAGAGGGCGATCAAGTCCTCTATGAAGTAGACGCTCTTAATACGGGTTTAAGAGAAACCGTTAAAGCAATAGCAGAAGAAATGGATTTAAAACCTGCAGTATTAATGAAAGCGATCAAACTTGCTCACAAAGCCAAGTTTCAAGATGAATATGATAAATTTGATGAACTTGAAACTATCCTAGAAGCAGTAGGTAAAACACTATAAACAATTGACAAAAGAGTCATAATGCTGTATAATAGCAATATGATAAAGGTAAGATTTCTATGAGTTATGTAGACGCATTTTATGAACAGGGCAAAGATGTTGTTATTGTTGTTGAACGTGTAGACGGCAAACGTATAATTAAAGAAGTTAAACCAGAACACAATTTTTATTACGGCGATCCTAACGGTAAACATAAAAGCATATTCGGTGACAACGTCACTGAAGTAAGATGTAATAGTCTTAAAGATTTTAAAAAGAACTTGGGTATATGTAAACACAACGGCCTATATGAAAGTGATATACGACCCGTACAGAAGGTTCTAGAACGAGACTATTTAAATGTTGAACCTCCTAAATTACAAACAGCATTTTTTGATATTGAGGTAGACTTTGATCCACAACGTGGGTATAGTACACCAGAAGATGCCTTTTCTCCTATTACGTCCATTGGTATATATTTACAATGGATGGATGCCATGATCTGTTTAGCAGTCCCTCCTAAAACACTTTCCTGGGAACAAGCACATGAAGTAGCAAGTCCCTTGCCAGAAGTAAAATTATTTAGAACAGAAAAAGAAATGTTAGATGTTTTTCTTAACGTTATAGAAGATGCAGATGTACTAAGTGGTTGGAACAGCGAGTCTTATGATATTCCTTATACTATTAATAGGATTATTAGAACTATGGGTAAGGCAGAAACAAGACGTATGTGTTTACTTAAAAAACTTCCTAAAGAAAGAAAGTTTGTGCAATACGGTAAAGAAACACAAAGTTTTGATTTAGTAGGGCGTGTACACTTAGACTATTTGGAATTATATAGAAAATACAACTATGAAGAAAGACATAGTTATAGATTGGACTATATCGGTGAGATGGAGATAGGTGAAAAGAAGGTTGTATATGAGGGAAGTTTAGACAGACTTTACAATCATGACTTCCTAAAGTTCTTGGAATATAATATACAAGATGTTATGTTGTTAGATAAAATGGATAAAAAGTTGCAATTTATAGACTTAGCAAATATTATATCACATGAAAATACTGTATTACTTCCCGTAACAATGGGTGCTGTTGCAACAACAGAACAAGCAATTATAAATGAAGCACACAGGCGTGGCATGGTTGTTCCTGATAAAGCAAAAGGAGAACGTGAACGTGATACAGCCGCAGGTGCCTTTGTGGCAACTCCTAAAAAAGGTTATCATGAATGGGTAGGCAGTATGGACTTAAACAGTCTATATCCTAGTGTGTTTAGAGCATTAAATATGGCACCTGAAACTATTGTTGGACAGTTACGTTTAGACTATACAGATGAAGAAATAGCAAATGCACAAAAATTGGAAAAGAGAAGTTTTGCAGATGCTTGGCATGGTAAGTTTGCTACTAATGAATTTGAATTTGTAAAAAATAAAGATGTTGATCATGTTATGGATTTGGATATGGAAGATGGTTCAACACATAAAGTTACAGGTGCTGATGTATATAATTTAGTATTTAATAGTGGGCAACCTTGGAATATAAGTGCTAATGGTACTTTGTTTAAAACAGATGTACAAGGTGTTGTGCCTGGACTACTAGAACGTTGGTACTCAGAAAGACAAGAATTACAGGCTAAGAAAAAGTTAGCAACTACAGATGCTGAAAAGGCTTTTTATGATAAAAGACAGTTAGTTAAAAAGATTATCCTTAACAGTTTATATGGTGCGATACTAAATCCAGGTTGTAGATTTTATGATAAACGTATAGGTCAGTCTACTACACTTACTGGTAGAAGTATTACACAACATATGGCGGCAGAAACAAATCGTATGCTTACAGGTAAGTATGATTATGAAGGAGATTGTATTGTATATGGTGATACAGACTCTGTATATTTTAGTGCCGTGCCTGCTCTCCCAGAAGGTGAAGAGTTGAATATGGATAGTGCAATTAAATTATATGATCATATTTCAGATACAGTAAGTGACACTTTCCCACAGTATTTAAAAGATACTTTTAATGTGCCTTTGGATAAAGGTGCTGTAATGATTGCTGGTAGAGAAGTAGTTGGTAAGTCTGGTTTGTTCTTAACCAAGAAAAGATATGCAATACTATGTTTAGATATAGAAGGTTGGCAACCAGAAGGCGGCAAACTAAAAGCAATGGGTTTAGAAATTAAACGTTCAGATACTCCTGAATTTATACAGGACTTTTTAGAAGATGTTTTATTTGATTGCTTGGATGGTAAAACAGAAGATGAAGTTCTAAATAAAATTATGGATTTTAAAGAATATTTTAAAAATTTGCCTGCTTGGGAAAAAGGAACTCCTAAAAGAGCAAATAATGTAACTATGTATACACAAAAGATGAATGCACAGGCAAGAGTCGCCAGTAGTCATAGTCTACATAAGTTAGAAGCATTAGAGAATGAAGGTAAAAATTCAATGATTCCAGGACATGTTAGGGCAAGTGTAAACTGGAATAACTTAAAACAAGCAAATAGTGATAGTTACAGTTTGCCTGTTACTGATAGTATGAAAGTTATTGTTTGTAAACTTAAAAATAATCCTATGGGTTATACTAGTGTAGCCTATCCAACAGATGAACTCAACTTACCCAAGTGGTTCAAAGAGTTACCTTTTGATGAAGAAGCAATGGAAGAAACAATTTTGGATAAAAAGATAAAGAATGTGATTGGTCCTATGGGATTTGATCTAGATAAAACAACACAAAGTAAAACATTATCTACGTTCTTTGAATTTTAATCTAAAAAAAAGGTGAAAAAGCAATTGACTTTTCTAAATAGTAATGTATAATAAATTATATCGCGGAGAATAATTATGGCAATAAAAGATGTATTTAAAGATGTTCTAAAACATACACATGGTTTAGGCATTTTTGAAATGGTAAAAATAACTGGAGAGGTTGATAAAACTGTAGTGGAAACTGTGGATGCAGATAAAACTGTTATCTTTAAAGGTGAAACACATAATCCTGTCCCAGACTTTGTAGACGCAACTGTTGGTTTAAGCAGAATGGGTGTGTTACAAGGCTACTTACAATATCCAGGTTTTGATGATGAAGATGCTACTGTTAAAGTAGTTACGCAAGATCGTAATGGTGATGAGGTTCCTGTTGAGGTTTCCTTTGTAAGTAAAGAAGGTAACGATGCAAACTATAGATTTATGTTAGCAGATGTTATTAATCAACAATTAAAAAGCATAAAGTTTAAAGGTGCTGAGTTTGATGTAAACATAGTTCCAACTAAAAAGAACTTGTCTGACTTATCATACTTTAATAGTGTGTTAGGAACATATGAAGCAAACTTTAGTCCTAAAACAGATGGTACTGAGTTATATTTTCATATAGGTGATGGTGTTAGTGATAGAACTAAGATTCTTATCAGTAATGACATTGATGGTGCTATAACTAAAGACTGGAGATGGCCTTTAGATATTGTACTAAGAATATTAAGATTAAGTGATTCAAGTAATGTTGTGATGAGCATTAATGATGAAGGACTATTACAGATTATAGTTGATTCAGGTATTGCGAAATACACATATTTGCTACCAGCGAAGAGTTAAATTATGAACTTTGATAAGAAAACAGAAGACTACGCATTATACTTACCGGCTATCAGTGCCTTTTATACTAGGCAGTTGGCAAAGTATGAAGCAGAGGTAGACACTATGAGATGTCCTGAAGGATTTGAAAACGGTCTACAAGGTCTTAATTTCTTAGATGAGGAAAAAGGTTATTTTTATTATCCATATGGTTTGTATTCAGCCGGTCATGCCCAGTTAGATTTAGATAAAACTGATATACATGAAGCAATGAT